ATGCTGCTGGTGCAGCACTCGAGAATGCTAAAATCTGGGTCAATGCTAATAACAATACTATAAATTATCGACCCAAGGGTCTCACACAGGCAACGAGATCACAGCCTATATTAAATTTAACCAGCAACGTCGGTGGTATTGCTACAGCAGAATACACCTATGCCATGGGAGTGCAAAGTTCAGGTACTGCCAGTGTTGCCGGCTCAACTTCGACTTATTTCTGTCCTACTACCACTGCCGGCGCCGAAGCAACTGTCTATCGCATAAGAAAATATGATCGTCGCAGCACCAGCGGAACAATAGTTCTGGCTTCGGCTACAGAAGTATTAAAAACTGCCAGCCTGGCTATCGATGACGCAGCAGCTACAATGACTGAAGCACAGGCAGCAGCCATCACGGGTATCACTATCACTAAAGCCACAGGAACTGCTACACCAGCGAACCCACATATTATTACCATCACTAATAGAACGATCACATTAGATCAGATCTACTGCTACTGGAAACAGTGGTTCTGTCAGACCGCTAACTTCGATGTCACAGATGAATTAACTGCCAATGGCAGTAAGTTAGTTTTAGGTAACTACAGAATAACAACGGCATAAGTATTTTAAAGGAAACTATCATGCAATCAGGAACAACTTTTACAGCACTACAGACCACTGGTAATATTGACTTTGCTGGTGAAACTTCAATATCTAATATTACCTTGGCCTCGGGCAACTACTTAAACGTTCCTGTGACATTTACCAATGTAGTATTCGACACCTCAGATGGTAATATCAATATCAATTCCGGACAAGTAACTACAGCCAATACTACCTACACGCTGGGTGGCACTTATTCGGGAACCAATAAGATTAGATTCAACTTTAACTTTAACTTCCGAGTCAGCACTACAATAGCCAGTAACAATATTGTCAACGCCGGCACCGGCACATTGACATTCGTTCCTGTAACAGGAACTATCACAGTCTCGGGAGCACCTGTAGGCAGTCGTGCAACACTATTCTATGCCAATGGAGCAGTAGCACAGACAGCGGTAACTGCCACAACAACACACGCATTTACCAATGCTGAAGCATTAAACACTACAATGACTCTACGCATCTACAGCGTGGGTCGCAGACCAATCTCGCAATCAGTGACTACTACTGCACAGGGAGTCAACTCATACACAGTCAACATGACTGCCAGCGATGGATATCAACCAACTGCACTGACATTAAGAAATCTCAATGGCACACAACAAAATGCCGGTGGAGTTGTCAGTATCAACTTTACAAACAACACTATCACATTCGACGCTGCTACTGATCTCAGAGATGGTCTCAGTGTTCTGGCCCGAGAATGGACACAGGCAGCAATCGGCGGCACTTACAATATCGATCAACCCTTTGACCTCGACAGCGTCAAGGGTATCAGTATCGCAGAGAACTGGAGCATTGTCAATGAGAACAATACCAGAAATGAAGGCTGGATCGAATTCGCAGCAAACTCGGCACTGGAAGAAGTCAACTACAGATTGGTCACAGAAAACAATGATCACGATATCATCTACACACTGATCACCAACGGAGTCAGCGGTAATGCTGTTACCCTAACAGGTCAACAGAATACTATTATTCCTATCTCGACTACAGCAGCCAATGTCAGTATCAGAACACAGATCAAGCATCAACTCATTGACTTTATCGACAGAACCGAAGATATTCGCATCAATGGCGGTAGTTATCAACGCTTCTATCAGAATGAAGTCACTAACTATCTGGAAACACCCGACACAGCAATCACAGTAGCACTGCCACAGGACGATACAAAATATCGTATGCTGGTAGCCAATGTCACAGTAGCCGATGACAACAACTTATCTCACACATTTACCCGTGTAATCGAAGTCGAACCCGGCACAGTAACTCGCCAGAGTCTATTGAATCAGTTCGCAGCGATTGCAACATTCAACTCATTCTTCTCGGATAAGTTCTTCAGTCTCGGCACAGATGGCAAAGTTACCTTAACACAGGGCTTCTGGGTAAGACAACGTGACGGCACTGCATTAAGTGGAACACTATTGGCACTACTAAATCTCAGCAGTACTGCTGGTAACTACATTCAGCCACAGACACGAGTAATCACAGTAAGTCTACATCCCGATGCTGCACTAAGCACTAACTTTGTAGTAGTTGACGCCGGCACTTCAACAATTGTCACTGACGCAGGAGGTAATCCCTGCCAGGGCGTTCTCGATGCTAACAATACCAGTTATGTATTCAGTATACGCCAGAACACCGACAGAAATGTCACAATAAGATCCATGAGTAACGTGAGTTCCTATGCCAGCGAAAACGGAACTTTAGTAGCCGGCGGAGTGACATTTAATGTTCTACCAGCAAGTCCCGAAGTAGTAGCACCCGTGATCACACAGACCACAGATGACAGCACTACTGGTGTTGTGCGCTGGGATGATGTAATTACCACTGCTACCTTCGATACTACTAACCGCAGAATAGTTATCCCTACTCAGGTAGTCAACGGCAGTGTAGTTAAATCCTACAACGCGGTATACTTCTATCATGCCTGGCGCAACTGGGTCAACACCGACTACACACGCCTGCGTCACGGACAAGCAGTATTTGCTGAGCACCAATTGAAACCACCAGGCAGCACCAACAATGCTTATCAACTTAAGCCCGGAGTCTACATGAACGACAACTGGGCACTGGATGTCGAAGCGAATCGTCTAACTACAGATATCATACGTCTGGAAGCCAGCGCCCTGGGAAGATTAGACTCGGCAAATCGCAGTGGTCTGGTATATGTCAGTCCCTTGGCCAACGGAGCTAACAGTATGGCTGAAGTTATTATTGCCGGTGCTGCTACACAGAGTATCGCTGAAACTTATACAACAGCACTAAACAACGCCGAAGCATTGAGTAAGTTGAGAAACAGTGTGGGTTGGTTGATGACCAACGGCAAGTTGCTGGGACTAAAACCCTTCCCAACACAGTTTGACCCCAACACAGACTACAGAGACAATCTGGGATCATAAGGATAAACTATGTCAGAACCTACACAACCACCTGGCGACAATCACAATCGACCAATACCTTTGCCATCAAAACACCAACCCAAGCGAGGTTGGCGTGCTCCTGCGAGGCCACAACGATGAACTGGATGGATATAGCCCTGGCAGTGATGTCATTTATCGGAGTATTCGCACTGCGCGAGATCTGGTCTATTAAGACCCGAGACATTCCCGAACTTAAATTGGAATTGGCTGAGATTAAACAGGATCTAAAATATCTGGTTAAATATCACGACGACGTTAATAAGTAGTCCGAATATTTCCCGGGATCAGAGCCATGAAAAAATCTAAAAACGCCGAGCTGGATCAGTTCGGCGATATCATACAAACACCCAGCGGTGAAAAATACAGCAAAAAGATATTGTTGGCCGAAGCCGGCCGAAATCATATTGTGTTCCGTCGCCGACCCAATGGCACCATGGTAGAGTTTACAGGAACAAAAAAGGCTCGAAAAACGGGCTAATCAGCCTGTTTTTCAGGGTTGTCGATAAATATTTCGACAGGAGGTCCTATGACATCATTAATCGAATTTAAACCTTTACCGGCACCCTGGCACTTTTTCGAAGTCAGTGCCGACGGCCATGTTCGTCGTCGCAGTACCGGAGTAATATTGAAAGCCAGCATAAACAACTGCGGATATCTACAGGTCGGCGTTGCCGCCTATGATCCCATTCAATACCCCGATCCCTGGACTACACGGCCACGAGATCGTCTACGTCGCGGCAATACAGTGCATAGATTAGTAGCCCTGGCCTGGCTACCACCACCACAGGGTCTGGCACGTGAGATAGATCACATCGACCGAGATAAGACCAACAATCACTACAGCAATCTGCGCTGGGTCACTCGCCGCGAGAACAATCACAATAAACCACAAAATTTAACACGAGTGCGTGGTTTGATGTTAAGAACAAATCTCGCAACACAGGAAGTCGAAGTCATGGGTGCTCATGAATTCCCGGAATACACTCGAGTACTACAGAGAATGAGAGCAGAAAATTCCAGAGATATCAGACATCGCGGATATCGATATCAGCATATTCAGGGACAACAGAAAAAAACTTATTTAAGACAGCGAGAAGATAAATAAATGTGTAGAGGACAGTCGAGAGACTTAAAATAAAATCTTTTCCTTAATTCGTATATCGTAATTGCCAATAATGTCTCAGATCATTACCTACCCGAGACCTAAAATGACACTTTATTCCTTAGCTGTATAAGCCTAACTCTACAGTACCCCGGCTCACAAGGTCGGGGTATTTTTTTGCAGCCTCGAGATCGCGACTAAATATCAATGTGCCCCGGCACTTAAATAAGGAGATGATTGTGTCAAAAAAACTTAAACTCACTACAGATAACTTATTGGCCTTAATTGCCAATGAGAACAATATGTCCATACAACAGCTAACACAGGCCATGAGTGCCCGTTATCAGTTCGCTGCGGCAAAACAAAACGGCGTTATCCGCCGAGATCATAAAAAAATAAATCCCGAGACCGGAGAACGATATTTCACAGAATACACAGTCTGGGAGACTCCCGGCTACACTATCGAATCTACAAAGTATGGTAATATTAAATCTATTCGAGTCCGCGCGGGAGACAATTTAGCGCAGACACCTCTGGCGCGAGTGCCCAGACATCGACGAGCACCCGGACAACAACAACAACAACAGACATCGGCAGTACCGGTATCATATCGCCGATCTCGAGTGGCAAAAATGCCCACGAGCTGGAGTACACTTCCACCGGAATCAGCATTTAAACAAGGACAAAAATGAGCATCATCGAAAATCAACGTTATGTAGTCATCACTGCCGAAGACGGCCATCATTGGGTGGTCCTGGAACCTCTACTGGCCGACCTTAAGGAAGCCATAGACAACAGCATTGAGAACATGGAGATAGCAGAAAAACTAATGACAGCACACTCATTTATCGAGAGTCTGCTCATGGAGGGTCGCACTCGCGATTGGGAACTGGCACAGGCCAGAAAATCCAGCGTTAAGGTCAACAGGCCCCGAAAATAAGGATAGTTATGAAGAAAAAACCACTTAAGCAATATGTAGATCGCGGCGAGACTGATCAAGTCAAAGCCCTGGATCGCATGGTAGGAGAATTAAGTCCCTGGCTTACCGAGACAGAGATGGATCAGTGTGTTGAACTTATTCAGACACTGAACAGTAGCCAATTCGGAGACATCAATATGTCTGCTGGTGATGCCGGTATACAGTTGCGTATGCTACTGGGCGAGCGCCGCTATGAGGAAGCCCGAGCACAATGGAGTTATCGCAATCAGCATCTTATCACTGAAGGCGAGGAACGCTGGATACACGTCAGCACAGGTCGTGTCTATCCCATGATTCCCATAGGCGCCATACCGCGTGACTATGTCAGGGTGCTTATGTAATGACGCTGACACGCCAGCAACGAGAACGTGCCATAGAGCATCACGGCATCATCTGTCACTACTGCGGTAAGAAGACTACCGCTACAGATCGTCAGATAGATCACGTTCTGGCACAGGCCAATCATGGCGGTGACGAACTGGATAACCTCGTTGTCTCCTGTAAGCGATGCAATCGCAGCAAGGGTAAGAAAAGATATCATCAATTCCTCGTAGAGGAACTTCAGCGTGTTGAGCGACATCGCCACACGCTTATGGAAAGATTAGGAGCATTAGGTAAATGAAAGAAAAAACAAAAGGCGGCGCCAGACCCGGTGCCGGAAGAAAAAAAGGCGGTACCAATAAGATCAGTGGAGCTACTATTCTGGACTCAGTGGAAAAATACTGCGGAGAGAAGTTCGAAGATCTATTAGCACAGGGCTACAGAGACAGCATAGACAATCACGATAAGTCTACCAGACTACAATATGAAAAAATGTTCTTGTCTAAAGTAGTAGCAGACCGTGTGCATCTCGAAGCCGATGCTGGTGGTATGGTAGTGCCGGCATTTGTATTCACACAGCGTGAGATCTGGGACAAAAAAGATCCGGAATGAAAATACCAATAGACCTCTACGGGGAACAATCAACAATATTGCAGGACTGGTTAAACACTGAAAAACACGTCATTGACATAGTTCCTGTTGGTAGTGGTAAGACATTTTTAGCATCAATAGCATTACCGATATTCGCCAGCGATCCTCGCTATCATAAAGGCAAGGATGTGATCTACAGTGCGCCTACCAGCAGTATGATTAAATCACTGATCTGGGAAGGACTCAAGCGCAGTTGTCAACAATACTTCGGTCTCAGAGACGGCACAGATATCAACAATTCAGAATTGACGATTAAGTTCCCCACAGGAGTATTCATTCGCTGTAAGAGTGCTGAGCAAAAAGAGAACCTCAGAGGTCTTAATGCTGGTATCTGGGTAGCTGACGAGGCTGCACTGTATTCAGCAGATACACTACAGGAAATCAGCAATCGTCTCAGACCCCGAGTTGGTCAACCCGATACCGGTGGTAGACTCATAGTAATATCTACTCCTCACGGTAACGGTCCGCTGTATGATCTATTCCGTGCTGCACAATCAATGCCGGATCAGTACATCGTGCGTCATATGAACTATCATCAGATGCGTAGCGGTGATCCTAAATTTATCGCACAACAACAACGCATATTAAGTCCACTTAAATTCGCACAGGACTACATGTGCAGCTGGGAGACCGTGGAAGATCAATTCTTCTACACATTTAATCGTCATCAACACACCGGTGTCATCGAAGATCGCGGCGGTGATCTGTATTCATTCCATGACTTCAATAAGCGCAGAATGACAGCAGTCATAGCACAGGTCACTAAACCTTATACTCCATATGGAACTATGGAAATCTTAAAGAGTTATGCAATACCCGACTGCGGCACAGAACAGATGATGGCCACTATTCGCGCTGACTTCCCTCGACGCAGAATCAACAGCATCATAGATATGTCGGGCACACAATTAAATCGTGACACTACCAGTCCCTTCGGAGTCACTGACAGAACAATCATGGAGAAGTTCGGATTCAGCATCATCAATAACCGCAACAGCAATCCACTGATCACCGACACCGACAACACCAGCAATGGATTTATTGCAGCCAATAGATTAAAGTTGCCCCAGGATGACCAACTATTGATCGAAGCAATGACTACCTATCACTTCGAAGACGGCACGAGAAAAAAATTAGTTAAGTATACCGAGCAACAGTATGCTCATATCGATGGACTCGGTGACTGTATTCGATATGGCATACATCACTTATTCCCGCTGGTACACGAGGATCATCATGGTCTGCCGGAATACATCGGAGCAGACTCCAGATACCACCGCAGACCCGGAGCAGAATATCTACCACCAAGTCCACTGTATCCCGGCGGTCCTACCATGGAAGAAATCATCTCGGGTCAATCAGCAGATGATGACTATGTGGCCTGGGGTTAAGTCGTAATCAATAAATACATGACCAGCCAACAATCTCTCACGAGCGATTTAATGGTCTGCCAACAAGGAAAAATAAATGCTAAACAGCGAACTACTCTACAAAAACACATTGTACCGTAATATTGAACTCAGTATGCAGGAATATCAATCCGCATACCTCGGCGGTGACGCATTCAAGCGTCATGTGCGCCGTAAACGACCCAGCGAAGATCTCGTGCTCTACAACGATCTTATCAGCAACACTGCTGCTATGCCCATAGCAAGATATGTAGTAGATACTATGAATGATGTCGTATTCGAACCCGGAGTCAATAGAGAAGTTAAATTTGTCAGTCCACAGGGACAATCAATCAGCCCAGACTCAGCGAGCTGGGCAGAACTATTTCAATTGGATGCTACACTGGACAATACCAGCCTCTCAGGAATCATGGAACAGATCGGAGATTTAACTTCGATATTCGGACACTGTTGGGTATTCGTAGATATGCCCGAGACCGACAATCCACTGCAGGTGCGTCCTTATGTGATTCCTGTACCGCCAACACACGTCTGGGACTGGGACTTCGAGACAGTGCGCGGTAGATCAGTTCCAGAATATGTCAAGGTCATGGAACGTGAGGAAAGTGACTGCTACTACTTCAAGGTCTACTATCTCGGCACTACACAGACACCGAGTTATTGGCAGAGTTGGGAAGTAGATAAATCAGCAGACCCGCAGGCTCCAGCAACACTGATCGCACAGGGATTGTTCCCAGCAGGCATGGGCATACCGGCATTTATTGCTTACACCAGAATCGACCCCAGAAACAGCGAGATCGGAATCAGTGACATAGACAGTGCTACAGAAGTGCAGAGAGAACACTACAAGCTGGAATGTGAGGTCTACCAAGCAGCACAGTTCGCCAGAACCTTAATCAGAGCCGACAACGGTATTAAAGTACCAGCACACGCAGGAGCAATCGTTCGCGGGCCGCAGGGCAGTGTCGAGGCAATCCGGGTAGATACACAGGACATAGATCAATTAACAAAAAAACAACAACAAATTCTGGACTCATTCACAGCAATGGCAGGATTCGCAGGATTGACCCAGAATCGTCAACAGGTGCAGAGCGGACTCAGCATCATACAGGAACGTCGTGGACTGCATCGTAAAGCAGCAGCCAAGGCCAGATTATTAGAGATAGCCGAGGAGTGCATCTGGACATTCGCAGCCAGATTTATGGAATGTCGCTGGGCCGGTGAGGTAGCATACAACACCGACTATGAGCAGCACGATACTCAATATCGCATAGCACTCATGGATAAGGCACACCAACTGCTGCCCGAGAACTCGTTGATCAATGGACTCATACTGCGTGAGTTGATCACAATGATGGTAGCGCCACACGAAGTGGCTGAATATCTCGAGGCAATACAGAGTCAGCAGGACCCAACAATACAACTACTGGAACAGGAAGAGCAGAACGAGGTCTACACACGCGACACCGATGATCTACTACCCGAGCCCGAAGCCGAAGAGGATGCAGAAGGGGAATCGGCGGCAGACTCCGGTGCAATAAGATACACCGGAGCCAGCAAGACTACAGAGATGGCCGTGACCTCGGCAATAGTGGGACAGGCCGGATCAGCGGGAAGGTAATGATCTACCGGGACTGACAGTGATCACAGACATTCGGGTAGTACCGCCCTGGGTGTTAGTAACTATGTAACTATTAGTACCACCACACCAACCCGGAGTCCGGTAACCTTCGGGCTTACCAACTCGCTGACAGGGATCGTTGCTGTCGAAGAAGTAAGCAACACCGTCAAAGGCTGAATTACCGGGTCCGAAGCCAGCAACACAGTATTCTCTGCAACCAGTAGCGCAACCGCCCAGGGCGGCTGCTGCTACTATGGCTGAGATCAATTTAGAGATAGTCATCGCTGTTCTCATATTAGTCCGCATACCATCTGTAGGAATACTTTACCTGGTCTTCAGTTAAGGTAGTAATATCCCGACGCGAGAACCGTTGAGTCTTCTTACGCTGTAAGTAGAACAACTCCTCGTTACCTTTAAATGGAATACAGATTTCACCGTCATAGATATCACCCCAGGCAGTCATGCCTCGTTGTTGCAGCTCTTCCTCGGTAAACATGCTACGGAGGTAGTTTAAGTTAAATTCACACATACGATCGTAGACTTCATAAGTGTAACTCTTATCAGTGACACGCACTACTCGTGCTGGATATCGAGTCCTAAATTCATAATGGGAAATCCAGTCGCCTACCTTAATGCCAGGATTTAAATGAGTAACACGCTGGGGCTTAATATCTTCAGCGATCTTAACCACACTGTCTTCCACTGCGGCTTCCAGCTCCTTAAGATACTGCTTATGCATCTGGCGTGTCATACTGTTGGGATACTTATTGTTGACCTTAACACCAGCAGCCGTCATCTTCTCGGCATCAACTATGATCAGAGGACGCCAGTCTACGTCGAATTTAAGAGCATTCATAGTAGCTGCAATCGGTGCTGTCAGTGTATCCAATTCTGCTTTATCTACAGCATAGAACTCTAAACGCTGGCCTTTAGATGTCTTAGCGATGCCCTGCTTCATAGCAATATTACGCAGAGTATCCGCCATCTTCTGATTTAGGCGGCTAGCTGGCGCACCAAGAATTTTACTCATTTCACCGTGAGATGCACGAGATGCGATGTAGAATTTACTCATTTAACTTCTCCTTAATTGGGTAAGCACCATTGCTTATCACCATTTCATAAGTCTAACACCATATGCAGATAAAGTCAACAGATATCTGCTATGTCGCGAAAATACAACAGATTGCAATTTTAGCAATAAGTTGCTACTCCAGCAACATTACTGAAGTAGCAACACCAATCAGTTTATCGGTATATGGTAATGCGAATTAAATCAGCCATATCTGATTTACACGCTTATGCTGAGTAAACGTCTTCTTCCTCATACTCATCATACTCATATAGATAGTGAGATATTTTAGATAGATCCACACTCTTCCAGTCATCCACTAGATGCGGGTCCGCAATGAGAGACTGCCGCAGAGCATACATAACCGCATCTTCAGTACGACTTGGCCTATGCGGACTATATGGTTGAGGCATATTGCGACTATTACAACGCATATATAAACAAGCATCCCAGAACGGTTTATTCTCAGCACACCACATCCACATAGTGACAGCGAACAGTGCTTCGACATCATCAGCCTCACAACACATCTCTGAATAGTAGTAGAGGTTCTGTTGTGCAGCAGTAACGGTAACCTTCTGCCCCGATATTGGGTTGGTGATCACTACAGGTTCAGTAGCGTGTACAACAATACCCGGAAATATCTCCTGTAGTGATTCAGTAGATTTAACATTATCAATCATTTAACTTCTCCTCGATTGGTTAAGCACTATTGCTTAACACCATATCATAAGTATAGCACCAGTAGTAGTTATTGTCAACAGATATCTACTATGTTGCGAAAATACAACAGATTACAATTTTAGCAATAAGTTGCTACTCCAGCAACATTACTGAAGTAGCAACACCAATCAGTTTATCGAATTCCACTCAATATCTTCGATACCAGAGCCGGGTTCCCTCGCAGGGTCTTGGTTATGTCGCGATACATTTCGCAGTCTACCAGAGTCTGAAAAGCCTCATAAGCCAGATCGTCCTGCTTTACCCAGTCAATTGCGGCCTGCTTACCAACTGTGTTGTTTGTCTTCTGGCAGAGACGGACATAGTCATACACGGCCTGGTATTCAGCGGTAACAGTGACCTTCTTTCTGTTCATTGGGTTGGTGACCACTACAGGTTTAGTCTTGCGAATAACAATACCTGGAAGCAGCTTCTGCAGGGATTCAGTAGTAGATTTAACTTTGGCGTTCATTTAACTTCTCCTTAAATTGGGTAAGCACCATTGCTTATCACCATTTCATAAGTCTAACACCATACGCAGATAAAGTCAACAGATATCTGCCATGTCGCAAAAATACAACAGGTTGCAATTTAAACAACAAGTTGCTACTCCAGCAACATTACTGAAGTAGCAACAGTGTATCATCTATCTCATTGTTCCGAGAGGCTCATCGCAGCCATTTGGAGCAAGCTCAAATGCACTTTAAACAACAGGCCAACGCCATGCTCGTCCAGAAGTTCTTGAGTCAATAGATACAACGTTTTTTCACCCCACAATTCTGAATTGTAGTCGACATCAATACCATGCTCACGACAGATGATTTTTCCATATTGAGCCAGTGCATCGAACATCATATCGCGATGCTCATCACATATTGTGAGATGTTGATGCCTCGTACAGCGCAATACTCTCATAAAGGTATCGTCGTCCCATTCGGAATCTAACACCATATTGGGATTCTTCTCCACAACATCTCTCGCGATAACGAATAGATCAGTTATCGCTCGTTTGATTTGCGTCGGCGAATTCTTAATCATATCGTTGTAGATCGTCGTGATCATTTCTTTATTTTCGGTAATAACACTCATTCCATCTTCTCCTTAAATTGGATAAGCACCATGGTGCTTATCACCATATCATAAGTGTAGCATCATAAGCAGATAAAGTCAACAGATATCTGCCATGTCGCGAAAATACAACAGGTTGCAATTTAAACAACAAGTTGCTACTCCAGCAATATTACTGAAGTAGCAACACCAATCAGTTTATTGGTTACCAAGTAACGCGAGATAAGGGCCATGGGAAATTCACACGTCGGCCTTGAGTCAACGCATATGACTCGATATACCGAGATCCGTCCTTTTTTGTGGCCGTTTGAAGCCAGCGATCGAAGCTAATATCTTTCCAGAACGCATCCAGCAGCAACGCGGTACGGGGTTTTTTACCAACGTTATGGCAATGACGGCGCACGATGCCGGATTGGTCATGGAAGATTGATTTGATTCTGCACATCCGGATAGTCCTCGCAGGAACACCATAAAGCGGCTGATCGGAAGTATTTACCCAACCGAAGCACTCTTGGTGCCTGTCGCGCGGTATGATATCGATATGCCATAGCATATCCTTGGTCATTTTTGCCTCGTCCATTTCGAATTCGAATTCGAATTCGAACTGCGGGGTCTCTTCCAGTGCAACCAAAGTAATAAAGTTTTTCTTACTCATTTAACTTCTCCTTAAATTGGCTAAGCACCATTGCTTATCACCATATCATAAGTATAACATCATAAGCAGATAAAGTCAACAGATATTGGCCATATTGAGAAAAATAACACATTGCAATTTTTGCAACGGATTGCAATTTTAGCAACTATTGCTGTCCCGGTGCGCCCTGTGCCGGCGGCCATTGACGGCCGACAATGATTATGGGCTCCTCAACGATCTCGTTGCCCTGGTCATCGAGCTCTAAACTGGGGTCATATCTCGGCCGGTTGTAACCCGAACCATCGTTGGCTTGACGGTTGTAGTCAACCTCGGGCTCATAAACAGCACCCGGTAAGTTTCGATCTCTATTGAGTATCCGGTTCATGATATCCTGCGGTGTCTTACCAGCCAATGCAGCAGCCCGATTCTCATCCTCCTGTGTGAGTCGAGCGTGTTCATAGAGATCACTACCAGGACCCTGATCTTCGAAGGTGTAAACACCGTGCTCAGTGTGCTCTATGAGATAAGCATTTAAATATTGTCGCATGCCAAACTCTTCATTAATGATGTATCCTAAATCTCCGACATCCGGTTTATGTCGGGTGTAGACACAATCGTGCACCGACAACAACGGTTCCTTATCGCGTAGATTAAATTCCTGTATCATTCGATGTCTAATATTGGTCTCAGCATGCTGGTAGAGGTAACTAATGAGAGTGTTGGGTTTAAGCCGACCCTGGCTGTCGAATAAATCACCAGCAGCAGGACAGGATTTAAGATCTGCGAGCATCACCCGATCATTCGTGGTATGATCGACAATAGCCGCGGTGATGACGTTCTGCTCATTCACAAATTCAATTACCCACTCATTGGTAATAAATTTATCGCGAGCTTCGCTATTGCGTATGACATCGGCAATAGCAGTCACAGTCCATAAACCGTCAGCGGATTTAAATGTACCACCGCCGCGAAGTTTAGCGCCGAAGCCCAGAGCAGTCATAGCAGATTTAATCAATTTAACGTGGAACTCACTGTCATCACCGAATACTTCCCTGCTGAGTCGTTGGCGTACATGATCACGCCGCGCGAGATACTCACGGGTGTATGACATAGGCAACTTTTCAGGATCCATCACTTCGGGAGTGAGTTTCCGACAGATCTTAAAGAATTCCACTAATCGCCAGGCGAACACCGCAGATTTAAGATCTAACTCATGACACTTACCCAGCGCGGCGTGACGCACAATCTTACTCACCGATTGTAGATTGGGGCCGACTGAGTATTCTCTACCGAACGGGCTCAGCTTCCGCACCTGCACCAATCGACCATCATTGGCCTCGGCCAGAAGTTTAATTCTCACAGCATCGCGAAGATTCTGATCTAAACGACGAGCCTCGGCATCTGTGCGTCGTGGTCTGGCACGATTGGCCTGGATAAATTTATCGAGACTCAGTAGATTGATCTCTACAGCGTCATAGTCACCAGCAACAATAGCATCGCGATGCTCTGCATAAACCAATTTGTACAGTTCCTGGTGGTCGCCCGAGGCCATGACGATGTCCTCATAGTCCGAGTGTAGTGTTGCCATAGATAGTTTCCCCTTAACATTGTTGCCGAGATCTCCTTGGAAGATAGTCCAGAGTCTGGATTTAAGCTGATTGATTATGGGCAGGATCTGCCGGCGCTGGCCCTGGATCATTAAATTACCGAGCCCGCGATTTATGCTATTCGCAGATATTACCGCTCGCGGTCGATCATCAGCACTATCTCGCGGACTCTTATCAGCGTGTTTAATAAGTTCTGCAGCCGTCAATTTAATGTACTTCCCAATCCAGCGTTGTGCCTGCCCGGGGCTACAACCCGTAGCCGTCTGGAACTCCAGAATCAGCGCCGGGACGTCGAGTTGCTTATATGGTTCAGTCATGTACTTCCTCCTTAATAGTCAATATCGCGATACTACAGGAGTATTTAATCCCGGTCAACTACTATGGTGAAATTACTGCGACACGGTATCACCATTTCAAAAAAAATTGCTGCGACTAATGGAGGAATAAAGGCAGGGAAGAACCCGAACAGAACACCCCGGAGTGGGGAGGCGGGGAGGGATCCCCTCCTCTGTACTCGTCGTCGTTTGATCGCGAGCAGGGAATCACGCTCATGTAAAGATTACCAATCGAGTAGACTTCAGCTCGGGTCGTCCTGTACAATAGCAGAGTACCGCAGTACAAAAAACTTACGATAAGGAAGATTAAATCATGAATAAATCCAACCCAAAAATATCGAGTCAATTGATCGATATCGATAGGTGTTTAGAGGAAATCAACAATCTAAATACAGCACTTAAAGCAATGAATAAATCCAGCAATCTCGCCGGGTCAAGTTTGGCATTGATTGCCCGCATAGTGAGATTACAGATAGCTATTACCGCTAAGCAATACCAGGTCTACGTCGATTCCCGAGACAGCGATACAGAATTATTTCGCCGGGCAAAAAATGAATATTCGAAAATAGCCAGCGCGATGATCGAAGAGGCAGATGCTTACCAGCCGGAGATGCCCCAAGACCTCACCGGCGCCGGATCTATTCTCAATCAAATACAGACCAATGCCTCTGCGAGATCGGATCTGGATCACATCAATCAATTAGCCAATGAGACAGCAGAGGAATATGATCCATTAATACCCATGGTCAGTCGCGAGCAGCGGGAGCTCTGGCATAAGACTAAAGAGCAGCAACAAATCCTCGTGGCACAACCAAACTCAATATTATCGCAAATTAAGGCTAAAGCAGCGCAGACTGCAGGCGAATCTCCCGAGCCCTCACCAGCAGCTAAAGAAGCGCAGAGTACAAAATTAAGGAAGATGCTGGCTGATCTCGCCAACGGAACACTTACAGAGCGACGCTCTCGTCGCAGGAAGACATAAATACTCAGCAATAATAATTACCACCTCAGAAAAACTTTCAATATATTTCATCCCTGGTGCTGAATTCAGCCCCGGGGATTTTCTACCATATTCGCCAAACCGCATAAATACTCCGCGGAGTTATTAATAATAACTTAAAACAATCACGGTGATTCCGTAACAATCACATAGAGGACTTAAATGACAACCATAAACGATGGCAACGCAAACTATGTCGAAGCCGATATAGACCAAGCCCAGACTGATTCAGCTGCAGATGAATCCCCAAGTCAACCCGTTAAAGAACGCATCAACGCTGGACAGATAAGAAAATCCACTACACAGAACCTATTAAAGGCAGCGCAAAACGCTACTGGATTAGAGTTCAACTCAGTAGAGGATTTAATATCAACTCTGGCAGAACTTAAGACGATGACCACGAAACAGTCACAACAATCACAGACTGCACAAGCTCAACACGACGAAACACAACAACAGCAACAACCCGACGGCAATCGTCGTCCACGTGTTACCGGCAATGACCTTCAAGAACAGATTCAAGCACTTAAGCGAGAAATGGATCTTAAAGAGCAACGTCTGCGTGAGCGTGAATTAGACAGCAACATCAGATCTTCATTAAGCGATAGATTCGATCCCGAGTTCATGGACTACACGATTAATCGTGTTAAGTCACAACTCGTGGAACAAGATGGAGAATGGATAGTTGTCAATGCTAAGAATCAGCAACGCTACAATACAGCCGGAGAGCCAATGACAGTTAGAGAATTAGTGGATGAGTTAGCGCAGAGTAATCCTAAATTACTGCGTCAACAACCACAGACTACCGGCAGTGGACTAAGACCTAGACAGGGATTCGAAGGACTACCCGGTGACGACGAAGTTATTCCTGATTATACCCGAGATCCAGCCCAATTCAACGCATGGGCAGCAAAACGCGGACTAGGAAAAAATCAAGGATTAAAGGCAGTCACCGCTAGTGTCAGTAACTCCACGCAGGTAAGAAAGATTATGTGATGGGGACATCACAAAATTTTAGCCAACAATAAGGAGAAATTTAATGGCCTATCTATTAAACGGCGGTAACGGCGAATCCAATGGATTTGAGAAAGTTATAGCCAATTTTGCAATTAGAGCAGTACACGAAAGCACCGGCTTAGTTAATCTAACCAGTGTAGTAACACCACCTCAGGGTAACACATTCGAGATTCCTAAATTCTCGCCAATCACCTATGCAGACTACAATCCTGCAGGCACAGGTGGTAATGTCAGCGGTGATGCATCAGAGCAAAACCCCAGCATTACACAAAGCAGCATCACTGCTACACCAACAGTAGCAGCAACAGCATTCGATATCTTTATCGGCTGGACAACAAGTTTCAACTTAGCCAGCGCACTGGGTAGTGAACTCGGTGAGAGCTATGCTGAAAAAGTAGATCAGCGTGTAGCAGCAGCCTTCGCAGGTTTTAAAGCTACTCCTGGTAACACTAACTATGCTGCCAGCGCAGATGGTTTCGTTCGTCCCAGCGCATTGGGTGCTATGGAACTTATCGAAGTCGGCGGCACTGCTACTACCAGCACCGAAGGCTTTACGGCAACTTCTGTTCTGGAATTAGTTCGCAACGTTAAGTTAAACTGGAAGAAAGCACGTCTGCCAGGCTCACCTGTAATGGTTATCGACAACGATACCAGCAATCGTCTATTAGGCGAACTAACCGGTGGTGCTGTTAATCAAGGCAACGGCGGCAGCAACCTCAGCGCATTGGGTAATGAGCTACTCATGACCGGTGCTATCGAGAACATCTATGGTGTTCGCGTTATGACTACTACCTTCCTAGGCACAGCAAATCGTGCTACTGGTGGTCGTGCTGCAGCAGATGTCACTGTAGGCGCTTATTTCGGTGATATGGCTATCTACACTGTGTTAAAGAACGGTCTGGATATTAAGATGGGCGAAAAGCCTGGTGGTCTCCAGATGTGGTTAACGGGTAAAAGAATGCCCCAATACTCTGTAGCATAAGGGAGTATTGAAAATCTTCTCTGATTGACTTGGAAGTCCGGGAGCGGACGACAGGGCGCAAGCAGGATTGAAAAATCTAGGCAGCGTGAACGACTAAGTGAGAAGACTCCCCAGGGAGATGCGATAGTCTGAACTACCTTATAACTCAGCACCAAAAGAGGTAGAGAATGATCCGAAGAGGTCATTCCACTAAATGAAAAATTTAGGGGTAACAGAATGGTAGGTTATTTCGGTGCAGGCGTCGGTGATGGCCGTCGCGGCGGTGCTATTAACATCGCTCAATAAACAGGAGAACTAGTATGTCATTAAACTATCAACGGATATCTGCAGCTACCAGCACAGATGTAATATTCTATGACCCTGCTGCTGAGCGGCGTGCAGCCAGTCTCCGTGTAAGTTGGGATGACTACTTTGTTCGCTCTAGTCAAGATATTCTCTACAAGCTGGAGTTTAGCTGGTGGCCACAGTATGTGCAACAGACTCTGGGCAGTTACTTATATGCTACAGATGCTGCTGGACGCTTGGTCACCGCTTTCGATCCAGCGAGAATACTAACCAATAGTCAGATCATGATTCAATTGGAAGTATTCAAAGCAGTAGAGATATTCTATTCTACACTGGTAACTGATGTCAGCAATATTAATCAAGTTGACCTCGAGAACTACAAATTCGCAAGACAACGATTTCAGTCCTGCTGGGACGAAGCACAACAACTCAGCAACTTCTATGATCGTAGTGGCGACGGAGAGGTAAGCAAACTCGAGGAAAACTACAATATGGACATGGAGTATCTAAGTGGTGACAGAAGATATTTTTAAGGAACAGACGTGGCAGCATTAATCAGCAGTGAACAAGTTGTTGACTATATCAAAAACTTAGTAGGTGACATCGAAGTATTTGACGAGTTCCCCAGCGATCCCGAACAGGTTCGCAGTGGAATCTATGTCAATGATCCAGCACCTGCCGAGCGTGAGCCATATAGATTAGGTATTCAAACCGGAGCCAGTATCTATACAGTTACTGACGCAATGCGAATACTATTAATATCGTTCCAGGGCGATGATCGCAGAGATCAATGCGAAACAGCCATCAGCGGCATAGTGGCTAATACAGCACTGATGTCGGGATATCATGAACGTGACTACACCATGGAGCAACAGTATATCAATAGAGCAGAATACAGAACCTATGACTTCAGCCTTAAACGCATAGAGATAAACTAAACCAATAAGCCAAGACTAAAGGAGAAATAAATGGCAAGAATTACAACTAATACCACTGGAACTCAACCAGTTATTAAGATTGTTAAAGCCTCGGAAGCGAACTTCACTAATGCAATCGAAGTTCCTTTTGTACAGGATCTAACAATCACTAATAGCACTGGTGTGTTTTCCTATTCAACTTTCGATGAGAGAGATCAGCGTAAGTTGACAACACCAGCCGACAACAGCATCAGCACTAACATTGTTATTGACGATACTGCATGGTATGGTAACACTACAGCAGCAAACGGATCAGCAGCACTGGATGGCTTACAAAAACTAGCCAGCGATAAGACAGAAATTAAATTCGCAATCTGGACTGCAGGTGACACCGGCACAGATGCACGTTGGCGCGGTGGACGCGGTTATATCAATAACCTGGCTCCTACTGTATCACCAGACGCACCGGTCTGGGTCAGCCCGTTAGAGATCGCTGTAGACGGAACTTACCAAGACGGAACTGGTAGCACACCTTCAATTACTTAATTGACCCCGAGAATATGCCTGGCAACAGGCATATTTTCAATCAACTATAAATATTTGAGTTAAATCATGAACACAAAAATATTATCCACAGAAGCAAGAATAGCCAGCTTAATCGCTGACGAAGCAAAAAATGCAGCAATGCTAGAGCAGTTATTGGCAACAATTACAACATTAAGAGCCAAGAATAGTTTTAGACTAGCACTGTTAAATCAGATGCGCGAACAACTCAGTAACCAAGAATCTTAATCATTTAAAGGACATTAAGCAATGAAATTATCACAACTAACCGCAAAACCTCAACTAATCGAAATCACCATTGACGACGAACAATTAGTGCAACGCTATGGCGAGCCTATTGTATTCCATACCTGGGATCGTCAGCCTATGTCGGTGTTCATGGAACTGGCTAATGCCGCTGAAGGCAATAGTCGAAAAGTAATCGAGATCGTCAGAGATCTTATTCTCGACGAAGCAGGACGACCGTTGTTGACCGATGACAACATGTTACCCACAGATGTCTTAATGGCTGCGATCAGTCGGATCACAACTACACTGGGAAACTAACAAACCAGCCCGTGGTAGATGGATCACGCGAGCTGGCATTGATGCTGACATTGGATACGCTGGGTGAGAGATACGGAAGACTGCCCAGCGAAATCTTAGCATCTGGATCCACACTGGATATAGCAATTATGGATGCAGCACTATCATATCACAACTACCAGCATCAGCGATCACAGGGCAAATACGCCTTGGATTTAACTAATGATGAGTTGCAGGAAATAGTTAATCGATCACGCAGGAGACCCGGCAATGGCTAAATTCGTCTCAGTTAAATTTCGAGTCGACAAGCCTGTGACTAATCTCAGAAGACAACGACAGGCAGTAGAGCGTTTACCCAGTCAGGCACTTAACGTTTTTGTAGACGAGACTCCATATCGCACAGGTAATGCCAGAAGAAGAACCAGACTGCAGGGCACGACCATTAAGGCCAACTATGCTTATGCTGACCGATTGGATTCTGGTTGGAGTCCTAAAGCTCCTGAAGGTATGACCCGGCCTACTAGCCAATGGCTCAGAAAACAAATAAAAAAAATATTTAAAAGATAACGGAGCAAGCAATGGCAGATGTCAAATTAACAGCAGACGCAACAGCAGTAGTCAAAGAACTACAGCGTGTTGAAGCACAACTAACACAACTTAACGCGAAATTCGCAGATATGGCTGCCAGAGCGCAGGCTGCTGCCAACAAAACTACACAGTCTATGTCAGGATTAACTGCCAGCGTAGGGCGACTCAACGCTGCATTTAGTCTAACTGCTATTGTAGCAGCAATGACAACAATCGCTAACTTCGGCGATGGCGTGATCGATCTTAAGAATAAACTTAGTCAACTTAACGATACCGAAGCCGGAGTCGAAGGCAATTTTAAGGGATTGGTAGAGATTGCTAATCGCAGTCGTGCGCCTCTAAAAGAAGTCGGTGACTTATACTTCCGCATAGCCAGAGCCAGCGATCAACTGGGAATATCACAACAGGAAGCAGCAGACATCACCGAGAGTATCAGTAAGGCTATGACTGCCAGCGGTATCAGTGCTAAAGAAGCAGCAGGACCCTTGCTACAGATAGGACAAGCACTACAGTCAGGAAGATTCCAAGGCGATGAACTTCGCAGCGTTATGGAAGGTATGCCGGTAGTATCTAAAGCACTGGCTCGAGAGCTAGGAGTCAGCATAGGCGAAGTTAAGAAGTTGGGCAGCGAAGGTAAGATCACCGGTGATGTGTTCGTTCGTGCAATGAAAGCCAGTAAGGCTGAGATCGATGCTACCTTTGGGCGCACTGAAACAACAGTAGGACAATCATTTAATGTCTTGATCAACAACTTGTCACTGCTATTCAGCGAATTCGACAAAGCCTCGGGATTCACTAAATCACTAGCACAGGGTATTGAATCTATCTCTGCGGGCGTTAAGACACTTACCGAAAACGTAGATTCGTTGGTCACTGCACTTAAAGTGTTGTCAGCGGTGTTAGCAACTATTGCAGTATATCGTGGATGGGCATTGATGTCTGCTGCATTAGCAGGAGTAGTAGTTCGAGCAAAATCTGCTACTACTGTAGTAGAAACAGTAGTTAGTGCTGCCAGTAAGATGACTGCATTTAAATCAGTGGAAGCAACGCTGTCTAGATTAGGCACGGTGTTAGCAACAATCGGCAGAAGTCTAGCGTTCCTGGCTAGCAATACAGTATACGGCAAAATCGTAATTGGAATGGTAATGCTTAGCGGTATACTATACAAACTTACCGGCGGATTCGATGATTTTATCAAACGAGTGTTAACTGGTCAGGGTAATTTAAGCGAATTCGAAAAAATATTATCGAAATTAGCCGCGCCATTAAGATTCATGACTGATTTAATCCTTAAAGCTATAGTTGCAACACAGGATTTTATCAAAACCACGGGAGAACTCACTGGATTAGATAGTGTAGTTAGAGCCATAGGTGATGCATTCAGCTACGTTAGAGATAAGATTAGTCAAGCCGATGAAGCCATATACAAATTCTTCGCACATAAGAACAAAAGCGGTCTATTCGAACGCGATATCGATAAGGCCAAGGAGTGGGCTAAAGTATTAGAAGAAGAATATCGCGGCGAACAGGAAAATTTTAACAAACGAGCCGATGCCTCTAAGAAATTAGCAATGCAACAAGCAGCGACTGCCAGAATAGCCCAAGAAATGTCGCTGCAACAAAATATCGCGCTTAAGGACTATGAGCGCAACAATAAATTAGCACAGGAAGATATTAAGTTCCGCACTAGTCAATTGGGCATTGCCGACGAATACCGACGAACTGCCCAGGCTGTCTACGATATACAGCGCACAGGAGCAGATAAGATCTATGAGCTGGAGCGCAAGCGAGCGGAATTGCAGGCTAAAGTATCAGCGATGCCAAAACAGCAGCAATCGGATCTTAATATCGCAGAAGTGCAGCAACTCATGGCTATGAATGGAGTAATAGCTACTGCTAAGAAAAAGATCACAGAAGAGACACAACGACAGGTTGCAGCAGTAACTGAATTATTAGCAGCAGAACGTGACGTTACAAGATTCCTGGAACGCCAAGCAGAAGTCGAGGAATATTTAACAAAGCAGGGCGAAGCATTATCTCAGGCCTACAATAGTCAGGTTAAACCACTGATCGATCAGACACGTCAACTACAGGATCAGGTAGGACTGCAGGAATTATTAATAGGTCGTAGCGAAGCCGAGCAGGGTTATCTAACCGCTATGGCTGAGATGACTGCAAAACGCAGAGATTTTATTAGAGAAATCAATAGCGATAGTTCCATCACTGTGGAAGCCGCTAAATCATTGACAGAACAATACGACCAACAATTAGCAGCACAACAACGACTATTAGAGACTCAGCGTGACAACAGAATAGCACAGGAAGCCCTTAAATTACAGCGAGATCAAGTAGCACCAATCATGGATGCTACTGCTCAACTACAGAAAAAGTTCGAGTTGGAAATGCAGATGCGTGGACTAACAGAACGTCAGCGAGAATTAGCACGAGAATTATTAGATATTGAACTAAAGAGAGTCGAGGCTGTTAACGCACTGGGTAGAGATACCAGCATAGATCCTGCAAATCGCATTCAGGCCATCGAAGCCATCACCGAGGCTTATCGCGAACAGGCCAGAGTAGTAGAAGAACAGATGCGGGCAACACAGGAATATCAGCGCAGTTTCGGCGCAGGCTGGCAAGAAGCCTGGATGAGTTATATGGAGTCTGCTACTAACGCAGCCAACGTTGCTAAGAATATCTTCCAGTCCATGGCCAATAGCATGGAGTCAGCAATAGATAAATTTGTCGAGACCGGTAAATTCAGTTTCAGTGACTTCGCCAAGAGCGTGATCAAGGACATCATGAAAATAGTTATGAAGATGATGATTTTACGCACACTGCAAACAATGTTCCCAGGTATGGGCAGCATCATGGGATTTGCCAATGGTGGAACACCACCAATGAATCGCCCCAGTATTGTCGGAGAACGCGGTCCAGAACTATTCGTTCCTCGCAGTGCCGGCACCATCATTCCCAACGATCAATTAGGCGGTGGCGGGGGAGTAGTCAATAACTACTACACTACCAACTACAACAATTCAGTTAGTGCAGTAGACGCTAAATCAGTAGCACAGTTATTTGCCGAGAATCGCAGAGCATTATTCGGCAGTGTAGAACAAGCTAAACGCGAACTACCACAACCACGTAGATAAGGATTAAACAATGAGCATAGCAGCAATATTATCAATAGCAGAATCAGTGGAAGTCAATCGTAGACGCAGAATAGGCTCGGTGATGACTCGCAATGAGATTATGAGAACTACCGAGATACCTACAAAGAATCCCTGGAAATTTAAAGTAAGAGCCAGCTCGAGTCTGCGTTATTCGCTGGCCCGCAGTGTTCTCGAACGCATAGATCTATTAGACAGAAATCGCACCGAGGTAGTGACATTCGGCAACAGCATCGGCGGCGGCATATTCGCTTATCAGGGCGACATAGTAACCGCACAGGATTTTATCGATGTGAAATTTATCGAGTTCACTACAGTCAATACCGGAGATACTGCTGTGCCCGAGCACGCCATAAGATTAAATGTCGCCGACGTCGGCATAGCAGCCACAAGATACATAGTCAGAGCCGGAGACATCATACAGATACAGGGTCACCCTCATCCCTTTAGTGTAACACAGGACGTTGTAAGAGGGTCGGGTACCACAGTAGCAGTTCCGGTGCATAGACCCAACATATTCTCAACTACTCCCAGCGCCAATACCGGAGTCAACTTCGGCGCAGCATGTCAATTCAGATTAGTAGCAGCAAATATGCCTACCTATCGATTAGTGCCGGGAGGATTTATGGCAGCACAGGGTGTAACAGGTAATAGCAGAATACCCGAGAGTAATGCTTATATCGAGTGGAGCGATGACTTCGAACTCGTTGAATACATGGCGGCGGCATAAATGGCTACTAATATCTCATTCGTACAGAACACAGGTCGAGTAATTACCGCGGAATTCGTGAGACTATCACTTAATCGCAGTAATACAGCTACTACTAATCCCGGCGGCATCGATACCTACACATTCAGCACTGCTTATCGTACTGAAACGATAGATGGACAGGTGTTTTTAGCACTGGGTGGCTTATTGGGCATCGCAGCACAGCAACGCGATATCGAAGCAACTAACTATGACACTGCAATCACATTAACCGGCATACAGCAGGAAAATATCTATGCAGTGTTAAGTAGTGATCATCTTATCAAAGGATCTCTGGCAGAGATCTGGCGAGGATTTTATGACGATGCGGGCCAGCTACAGGGAACCTCGAAACGATTTACCGGTGTCATCACTAACTATGTCATTGAAGAATCGCTGGAGGAGAAGACGGTAAGCTACAACGTTACCATCACCTGCTCGAGCTACAAGACAGCACTACAGAATCGTGTAGCCGGAAGATTTACCGCACAGGAGAGCTGGCAGAAGCTGGGCGTCGGTACCGACACAAGTATGAATCGTGTAGCCAGCCTGGGAGTAAGTAACTGGGACTTCGGAAAAAAATGACACAATCAATCAGTAATTTAACCAGATGGGACTTCAGAGAAGTATTCGAATGTATGCGACTGGCACGTGACGAGATCGACACCGAGGATATGGATATGGGTGATGACTATGAACAGATCTGCAAGATCTTATCATTGATAGTCGCAGGTGCCGGAGTGGGAATACTGCATCGCACAGACGGAAAAATAGATGGATTCTTTTTAGCATTAGTCACTCCCTGCTTATGGAATCCCCGGAGACATACACTAAACGAAATACTATGGTGGGTAGCAGCACCAGTGAGAAAAACACGCAGAGCATACAAATTGCTTAATGAATATTTTAAACAGGCCGAGACAATGATCCAACAAGGACGCATCACACACTACACAATAACACGACATAACGGTGGAGCAGGAGTAGACTACAGTCGCTTTAATATGCGTCCCATCGAAACTGTCTGGGCGGGGAGCTAATCATGCCAGCATTTACCGCAGCCGCTACCTATCTATTAGCTACAGTCGGAGTCACATCCACGCTGGCCATCGTGGCTACTGCTACAGTATTGGCAGCAGCAACCAGTTACATTCTGGCATCTACTCTATTCAAACCCGATCTACCCGATACTACAGATAAATTAGGTACTCGAGTACAATTACCACCGGCAACTGACAATAAATTACCTGTAGTCTACGGTAGTGCTTACATGCAGCCAGTGATCACAGATGCCAAGATCTCAGTGGATCGTCAGTACATGTGGTATGTGATGTCATTAAGCGAAGTCACAGACTCAGGAACAATCACATTCGACAATGGCGATGGCATTCCTGTATGCTGGTGGGGCGATCAAAAAATTACATTTAACGCTACACAAAAATATCGAGCAGCCAGCAGTGTAGACGATAACGGCAATACTGTCACATATGCAGCAGACGAATTGCAAATCTACTTCTACAACAACGGATCTAATGCTCCCTTATATGGAGCACCTACTGCTATTAATGTGCTTAAAGAAGCTACAGTGGGCAAAGGCATTGCTGTAGCTAATCGCTGGACCGACACTGACGTTATGCATAAGACTGCATTCGCTATTGTAAGATTAAAGTACAACTCAGACAAAGGTTTAACCGGAGCAGCGCAGCTCACTACACTGGTTCGCAATACACTGACAAAACCCGGTGATGTCCTCAAGGACTACTTAACCAATACACGCTATGGTTGTGCAGTGCCGCTGGCTCGTGTAGATCAAGCAATGCTGACTCAGCTTAACAACTACAGTGATCAGACAATAACGTTCGTGGATCGTGACAATGTCAGTAAGACTCAGCCGCGCTACAGAATCAACGGACCCATAGATACTAATCAGAACTGCTTAAACAATCTCTACAATATCTGCGAATCAGCAGGTAGTTGGCTACAGTGGAACGAGGTAGCAGCACAGTGGAGTGTAGTAATTAATCGCAGTTACCAGGAAGCAGGACGCGGCCTCGGAGATCTATTTTTAGTCAACAGCGACAATCTAACCTCGGGCATAGCAGTCAATCCTCTGGACAGTAACAGCACCTACAATCGTGTACAGGTTCAATATCCCAGCTCACGCTTAAGAGATCAACCCGACTTCGCTTACATTGCACTCAGCGACTTTGGCTTAACTCCTAACCCCAATGAGGCAGTTAATGAACTTAGATACACATTACCTTTAGTCAATGACGAAGTACAGGCACAGTATCTCGGTGCGAGAAAACTATTTCAGAGTCGCGATGATTTAACTATTGGATTCAATCTCGACTACAGTGGCATACAGGTCGATGCCGGTGACATCATCAGAGTCACTCATGAGTGGTTCGGCTGGACTGAAAAACTATTCCGAGTTACCAGCATACAGGAAATTCTCAATGAGGACAGTATTCTCGGTGTCAATATTCGTGCTACAGAGTACACACCCACGGTCTACACTGCCAGAACGTTTAGACAGTTCGCATTATCCGAGAACACCGGTATCTTAAATCCCTCTAATATTCCTCAGCCTGGAGTGCCGGTGGTTTCAGCGCAACAACTATCTGCGGCACAGCCTTATTTTACAGTGTCAGTTCCTGTAATCAGCGATAGTAGTGCTGATCTCATGGAGTTGTACTACTACTACAGTGAGGCACAGACAGCTCCTACCTCTACTGCACAGTTTCAATTATTGCAGACATTACCAGCACCTCAGGCAGCCTGGGAGGCTGGAACAGATGCGATATTCACAGTCAGCGGAGTACCAAGCAGTAGTATCTGGTTTCGCGCAAGATTAAAGAATACTGCATTAAATGTCAGATCCGATTGGGGACCGCAGAGTCAGACACTGAACTGGGCACCTACACCGGTAGTAGCAGTAGTAGGACAGAATTTTCAATCTACTCTACAACCTCCTATTTTAGTACTACCAGCAGATGCACTGGGTAATCCCGATTACACCAACAGTGGATTCGAATTGTCAGCTACAGCTGGGTCAACGTTCCTGGAGTATGTCAATGCCAGTAACGATGATGATCCGGCATTCACAGCAGGTCGCTGGCGCATTGGTAGTAGTGCTAACACTGGATCATACACCGACATAGTCACTACATCTATTCTCGTCGGAGCACCATCAACAGTGACTTCCACAGGATTGATCTGGAACAGTGTCAGTAATCTACAGGGCAGCAGCGGAATTATTCGAATCCCAATAAGATATCGTGATTCCGCTGGCACAGTCTATCAAGCAGCAGATGCAGTACAACAGGTAAGACGATTAAATGCCGGAGCACAGGGAACACGCGGCACTATTCCTGTAGCTTATGTCAGTGCTACAAACTTCGATCCTCAAAGTGCAACGGATGCTACCTTATCTGCGAGATTTACAGCAGCAACACAGTTTATTCCCATAGCCGGTGATGGAGCAAAATTCTTCAATCCTGCTACAGGTCAGACTCGCATGGCTCAATACACGGGGACTACCTGGCAGGAATTAAGCATAACAGTTCCCGGCGACATCATAGCAGCAGGAACTATTACCGGCGACAGATTCTCAGCCAACACTGTGATCTCAGCGAATATTAAATCTAATAACGCTACCATGGGATCTATCTTCAGTTCAGGCTATTGGTTAGATGGTAGCAGCGGTAATGCAAGATTCGCAGGCAGTATGACCATAGGTAGTGATCTTAATGTCGCAGGCCTTATTACCGGAGGACTATTAAATCCACAGGTAGTAACCAGTGTGCAGTTAGCTGATTCTGCAGTAACAGCAAATGCCATAGCAGATGCAGTAATCTCGGCTCAGAAGTTAGTGGATCAGACTATTACCAATGCCAAGATAGCAGCCAACACAATTACCTCGACACAACTTCAGAATGCCAGCATCATCGATACAAAATTGGCTGATGCAGCAGTCACTGCCAGAGTAATCGCAGCTGAGGCAGTAGCAGCACAGGCCCTGGCAGCAAATGCAGTGATTGCAGGTAAGATCGCAGCGAATGCAGTTACCAGCACAGCAATAGCAAATAACGCAGTCTCAGATATTAAGATACTGGATCAGACTATCAGTAATGCCAAGATAGCATTAAAGACAATAACCAACGCACAAATTGCCAATGCTACAATAGTAACAACACTCATAGCCAACAATGCTATTACCACGAATCTTATTGCAGCCAACGCGATCGTGAGTTCATTGATCGCTGGTAATGCAGTTATCGCAGGTAAGCTGGCTGCAAATTCTGTAGCTGCCTACAATATCTCAGCCAATGCAGTCACGGCTGGAACAATAGCAGCCAATGCAGTCACGGCTGGAACAATAGCAGCCAATGCAGTCACAGCAGGTGCGATAGCAGCTAATGCAGTCACAGCAGGTGCGATAGCAGCAGGATCAATACAGGCCGGTAAGATTGCAGCTGGCGCCATACAAGCTAATGCTCTGCAGGTAGGATCAGTGACAACACTGAGCATAGCCGCGGGAAATATTGTCACTGGACATATTGCAGCCAATGCTATTACCTCGGACTTATTGGCAGCGAATAGTGTCCTGGCACGATCAATCAGCGCCAATAGTGTCACCACTGAGGCCATCAACACCTCGGCAGTCACAGCCGGTAAGATAGCCGCAGCAGCAATACAGGCTATTCATATCTCAGCCAATGCAGTCACAGCCCAGGCAATAGCAGCTGGATCAATATCAGCTGACAAATTGGTAGCAAATAGTATTACCAGCAATCAACTCATGGCCGGCAATATTACCGGTGATCGTCTCGCAGCCAATACTATTACCGGCGATAAGATCGCTGCTAATACAATATCTACAAATAACCTGCAGGCTGGATCTATCACCGCTGAGAAACTCACTGCTAACTTCCTGGTCGGTAAAGATTATTCCTCGGTCAATGCTGTATTCGGAGATTCCAGTAGCCCGGGCTATTGGTTTAGAGCCAGCGACGGATCTGCCAGATTCGGCGGTAATGTCAGTATCAGCGGATTGGTAGTCAACGGAGAAATAACAGCAGGCTCCATAGACACACCGGCACTGAAGCAAAATGCTATCAATCGCATCTACTATCAGCGCACTACACTGGACAATGCCGAGTCAATAGCGTTAAATCCTACACAGGCTCAGTACGAAAACGGAGTCTGGAACAATCACTGGATAACTATTCCGCATAGCTACACATTCACTACAGATTCAAATACCTCGGGCCTGTGTATTATTCAATCATATGTCATGCTGCAGGTCAACGTTCGCCCTGTGAGTAACGCTACAGTAACAACAACTTATTCCTTCAACTACTCTGATCAATACACAGCCACTGGTAACACAAATATTCGAGGAGCCAATGTGCAGATACCTGTGACTAACTGGGGCAATACCAGACCAGTCTTGACCTCCGTGGTACGCAGACAGGTCAATGGAGAACCAGATTGGTGGGCTTTTATTCAGGAATCTAAAGTACTCTACAGCCCTATGACCACCCAGGATCCACCTTTCACTAACCAGCTAATTTTTACACTACCCGAAGTAGTGCGAACGCTGGATGCTAATTCGTCATACACATTCAGTCATGACTTCTCATTCAATTGGTGGGGTGAAGCTAATAACCTCGTGGAATTGAAACTAGTAGATCAGTATTTCAGAATACAAAACATTAAAGTTTAACACCCAAAAAACGGCATTTTCTTAAGATAAGATAAATATCTTGAAGAAGATGCCGCAGCACTTCCAATGCTCTGTAGAGCAGAAAGACACCAACAATGTCATTAAATCTTGACAAATTCTCACAGTATGTAGTAGCCGGCGAAAAGATAGACTACATCGCAATCAGATTAGGCGAAGCATATGTCATACCCTTCGAAATTAAAGATAACCTCGATCAACCCGTGGATTTAACAGGTTGGAATTTCGCAGTCACCAGCACACTTTACACCGCCACGTTCACATACAACGGCGATACTTTAAGTTCAGTGACTAATATTGTTGCACAAAACAGCGACCAGCATAGCAATACCGGCGAAGCAAGAACAGTCGCTGGTCTGGAAGTAGTAAATATTTCTGCGGCAGCCGGCACAGGATCATTAAAAGTGCCAGCATCGGTAACACCAAGCCCTCAGGAATTAGTTACACCCACTGGCACTAACACAATATTAAATCTACTGACAATAACTGCAACTTACCCAAGTAGTGTAGCAGGTTTTAACAATATCAGAAAATTGCTTATTGGATTGGTGATTGGCTTCGGAGGCTAATCAGTGTCCGATTTAACTCTTAACACTCAACGTAGTCAGGACATCGCTGTCACAGCAGAGCTTCAGAATTCTCTACGCAGCGACACAAAGAGTCGCGGAGTCTACAGTCTCAACGGATATCAGACAGCTACCAGTAGCAATACCGGCGAAATCGTTCTGGGCACAAGCAGAATAGCTGCCATAAATGGTATTACAAATAGCCTGGATATCCAGGGGGAGGGTGGCACTACTGTTACCACACAGGGTAATGTAATAACTATCAATAGTAGTCAAGATCGCGAACCTCGTGTAAGATCTATCAATGGAATCAACTCTGGCGCAGTCGAGATCACCGGGTCTGGAGTAATCACAGTCACAAACCAGGATGGAGTTATCGTTGTAGGCAGTACCACGGCCAATACACAAATCAACGTTAATAGTCTACTGGGTAATCTACAAATCACAAGCACCAGAATAACACCGCTATTCGCAGGATCCTCTGTAAATTTAAGAGGCAATGCTGCTGGAGTAGTCATGGGTCCGCTGACATTTACCACCGACACTATCACCAGCACAGATGCCGTTGTATTATCCGGCAATGTCAATCTCGGTAATACCGCAAATATCTTAATCACAGATGGCGCCCAGGGTAATTACCTGTCTTTCGATAGCACAACACGACAATTTAAATGGATCACACAATTACCGCAGGCTGATTTAGTCGCCGCAGCCAACTCTGCTACTACAGCAACTTACATAGATTCGGCTAATCTCGTGCAATCAGCCAACAGTATCTCTCAACTCGGGGATATTCGTGTCACAGGTAATACTATCTCGGCTACTACTGGAACAATCACATTCGCGAAGCCGCTGACATTGGGCACAGACTCCAGCATCCGTTTCGCTAATATCACTACAACAGCAGGACAGGAATTTCTATTCATCACTACACAAGACGGCTTAACGTTAAAGCCGCGACCTGCACCTATCGCTAATACTGCAATAAATGTCACGGCAATAAGTCAGCCGGGAATCGTGGGTAGTATGGTCATGGGCAGAGCCGAAGAACGCGAATGGCGTGACGGCGTGCTGACCAGAACAACCAATTGGTCTAATCTTACAGTGGGTCAGAGTTTCGTCCTGGGTAACACGACCTCGACGTCGACAACTACAAGTATTGAAGATGTAGTCACAGAATTCTCAGTTCCATATTCTAATAGCCTGGCTGTAGCCTCACTGAAGAATACCAACATCTACGGACAACAGGTGCCGAGATATCTATTGGCAACACGCGACAGAATAGTATCTGCTACTTACAGAACATATCAGGGCCGGCATTATGCAAATTTATTCTTCGAGACTACTAACTATGGACCAATAAATTCCACACATAGCATTACCGCCGCTGAATTTCAGAGCAATCGAGCCTATGTAATTAAATCCATCAACGACCCCAACGATACACTGACCAATGTCGCATATCATATGGACTATATGCCTGCGAATATCAGCATGACACAGTCATATGACACTACAGTTCCGTTCACTGGAATGAGAACAATAAGATTACCCTATCGTCAACGAGCACAGGCCAGCCCTTATACTACTACCTATCAGGTATTCACACCCAGCATATTCGCGGTCACTGCCGACGGCACCAGAGCAATGATCATGGGCACTGCAACAACCGATAGATTTAATACTACTACTATTCCTGGAACAACTACTACTACAAAAACAGCGAGTTCGAGTACATATTCAGGTGGATTATCATTTTATGATGCAACATGGGGAGATTTCCGAAGAGTCACCGGAGCACCCACTACACGAGCATCGTTTGATTTCAGTAACTATGCTAATGGATATTATGGAGGCAGCCTCAACGTCGAAGTTTATGGCAGAACTACTGCAGATATTTCTACAGCCGCCAAGTTCAATAGCTGGCTGACATCACCTGGGGTAATCACTGATCTAAATAACCAGCTTAACGCTGCCGCCAGAGCAGGGTTCCAGAACTCTGATGGTAGTAGATACTGGACCACCATCATAGCAGATCCTAACCCAAATTGGGCAGCTACTTTTAGCATCATTTTAAGATTCACAGTCTCGGGGTCAACTACTACTACTCCCGCACAGACAATATCATACTATCTACAGTCACCGGCAGCAGCAGCATATCATGAGGTAGATTTAACAGCAGATCCCGAGATCACAGCATACACTCAAGTAGATGGAGTCTTCGGCACCAATGATGCCACGGGAGCGGCTACACTATTCTCTAATCAGACAGCAGTATTCACAAAAATTACCGCACAGGGATCTACATACATAGCAGCTACAGCCGGCGCTGGAGGTCAACTACTGCGCTGGACACAACAGACACCGAGTTGGACAAATTTAACCCGACCAGAAGCAGCAGAGATACAATTTCTCAAGAGCATACAGGGAAGATTATTCCTGGGCACTGCTACTAAATTATGGGTCAGCACTGATCAGGGTAGCAACTGGACAGCCACCGACATAGTCATAGATACCGCAGTCACAGATATCACTTATCATGAGGCACGACAGAGATACTATGCAGTAGCAGGAACAAGAATTTTAGTATCTGCTACAGGCACAAATTGGAGTCTATTGACTACTACTTCAACAGCCACCACACGTATCATGGATGATGACTTAAATGGCATCTGGACAATAGCACAGATACCATCACAGCTGGCGGTGGGAATCTATCTCGGCGCTACACAAACACAGACACATACTCAGGTCATAGAAAAAAGAATTCAAACTTACACAGGTCCGGAGTCTTATCCGGCGAGCAGCACATACTTAACTACCGGAACATACAATAGTCTCGGCGGGGTTATCGACGGTAACATTGCCATATTCTCGAGGTCAGCGTAATGGAATCATTGACTTACAAATTAATTAATATCAATGATTTAGTCAACATCGCATTCACACTGAATCGCGATGCTGCTACTATGACATTTACACTTCCCGGCGTCACACACGCACAGGGATATGTCCTGGGAGCAGATACCGGCGCCGGTAATATTCAATCTATCAATGGTATCCGTACTAATTTAACTATTCGCGGCGCAGGAACTACTACAGTAACCAACACAGCAAATACAATAACTATCAGTTCGCCGGCTCCACTATCTGCTGATCAATATGTCGCAGATTTCGCAGGCCTGCGAGATGCAATAACCATAGTAGGCAATGGTGTCGGAGTCACTACCAACACTGCTACCGGCGCGATAGTTATCACAGCTCAACAGTCTCTGGGTACAGCAAGTATTGGTAATATCAATATTACAGATACTACTATCAGCAGTAACCTACAAGGCCGCAGTCTCGATTTAGTCAGTCCGCGCAGTGGTGTCAACACAATCGCGGCCGCAGGACTATTGATTCGTGGTAATATCATCACAGCACCCAACGCCACCATAGATTTATCTCCGGGTCGTGTACAATTGGGTACAACAGCAAATATTCGACTACAATCAGGCACCGACTCTGCAGGTATCGGTAAATTTAACAATGGCGCACTGGGCTGGGTCTATTCTGTAGCCAGAGCAGCACGAGCTAATACGGCAGTCAGTGCTGAAAAAACATTGGCAGCAACAACAGTATTATCAGCCGCGACTGCTACTACCATAGCCAACAACACACTGGGTGGCATAACTGCCAACGGCGCTAATTTAAATTCTTCTGCCAGCACATTGACATTCACTACTACAGCACTGAACATAGATTTAGCTAATATTAAGTTCAATCAATTGACAGCAAATCGCTTATTGGCTCGCGGCACTGGGTCGGGTCTACAAACAGTCGAAGATATCGCCGCAACAAGTCAGATTGACTCAGTGTTCGTGACGCAGACTGGCACCACCGCAGTAGATCTAAAGGTCGGACAGATAGCACTGGTTCAACACTACATTGAACTTGGCAATACTACTAATCGTCCGTTGGTGCCCGGCGAAGTCCTGGTCTATGATGGCACGAGCGTCAATGGTTTAGCCAATCAGCACTTATTATTGTATGCTATGACTACTACCGGAGCGAGATGGGCAACGCAGGTACCTGCAGGAACATATCGTGTTCTGGGGTCAGGCCTGGCATTTAGAGAAAGATTGGTGCAGAGAATAGCATGACAACTATCAACGCTTACATAACAAACAAAATAACTGAGAATGTCGTCAGCGCCAATACACTGACAATGAGTCTCTATCCCGAGAGTTGGTGGACAACTACACTGGACTCAGCTCGAGCCGCTGGCAACAGTAATATCATCACAGTCAACGATATCAGTTCAAATATTACCATAGCAGCCACCGGGGATGCCAACATCACTCGAGTAGGTAATGTATTGACTGTAACTACACCCGACCTGGGTAGCAGAATCACCAGCATCAACAATAACACTGGATCAGTGGGTCTACAGGGTACCGGCGGTATTATCATCACCACACAGGGTAATGTCATTACCGTGACTGGTGCCAGCGTGGAGCAGAACACAGTCTACACGCAAATAGGTGACATTCAAGTCAATCAGACGACTCTATCTAATAACGCTACCGGAGCAGATCCGATTACCCTGGGAACTAACACCGGCACTGTTAATATCAACGGAGTAGTAATAACCGGCAATACAATACGCTCTCAGGGTAATACTCTAAATCTCAGCAGAAATATTATTCAACTACAGACACTGGAAAATTTAAGTGTCAGCGGAGGTAACGTCGGAGATGTGCTGATTCGCGACGCCAGCGGATTAGCCTGGAGTAATCAACACGCTGAGGTTCGCAATGCTATTCGCGCTAATTTAGTATCTACTGCTGTAACAGCCAATATTGCAAACTCAGCCGCGATGACTAATAGCGTTGTCAGTAATAAATTGGGCAACTTAACATTCAGTTCCGGAGTAATCAGTAATACTACAATTAATATCGGTAGTCAGATAAGATTAAATTCAATCTCGGATCTTAACATAGTTGGCAGTGGTAACGTTGGTCAATTATTGACAATCCGCGATGGAGTCTTATCATGGACTACGCGACCCGCTATCGAATCTGCATACACTGCATATGGAGGTGGTAATTCAACAGCGACTATTGCAACTATTCCACCGGGTATGCTGTTCATGGGCACACCGATAAGTTCATTCAACGGCGAAACTGAAATCACTGAATGGGCTAATGTCATCTACGGTAATCTCTACACTACAGCATCGACCTGGGTCAATGTCACTGCCAATCTCGGCTCACAATACACCAGTATTGGTAGTCATTCGACACCGGTGACTATGCTGAAAGTCTCGGGCAATATGCTGTATCAGAATTCCGAATATGTCACTACTAACGCAGCAGTATTATCGTCGAATATCTGGGGCGGACCCGCCTCACCGGATATTCAATTCGCTACCACAGGCATATACCAGACTGTAGCAAATGGAACTACTTATTTTCACGACACAGTCTATGGGCTACAGGTCGCCACAATCGGCAACTACAATTTACAGATCTTTTTAAAGAATTATGCTTCACCAGGTAGCATAGGAACACCGGGCACTATCACATATATGACGCGGGGACATCGAGCACTAAAGCTACCGTCATCGTCGACATACACAGGAACATTCCGCAGCGAACAAGCATTGACACCGTCCATGCTGAGCCATAGCTATCCTGGAACAATCCTGGCGTTAACCTCAAACACAACCAATGATGTCTATGCGCTGGGCCTTCCCGACACTATCGGTAATGCCAGCATTGATGGCACTACAGGAACACCGAGTAGTACACGCAACAGAACCTACACATACACATCGAATTCTACTTCTATGTCGCGTGTAGGTAATCCTATCCCCACCCCGACTCCCGTGGCCGGTCAGGTAAGACCAGGATTCACGGTCGAAAGTATGCATTACCTCATATCAGATTTCGTTAGCGGTGCTATCGATAAGATATCAGGAGTCACGGGCAGTGTTTTCAGATTAAGAAATAACAGTCCGACATTATCGGATTCGATCACTGCTACACAGGGATCGAGATTAAGACAAGCACCGGCTATTGCTACCTATCGTTACCAGGATCGTGACTACATCATAGTAGTGGACCAGGTATTCTGGGACTACACTCGTGCCACACAGATCGCACGGAATGCTACACCCAGACCTTATATTAGTATGTACGACGCCATCACCGGCGAATCAGTGCTGGCAGCAACAGAATTAAATTGGCCATCATGGGCCAACACCAACAACAACTCTGTACAGCCTGTGATCAGTGGCATTCATGTCATTGGTAATAACTTATACGTGGGAATGTATCAATTCTCGCCGGAGTTATCTCATCGTCAGGCTGCCTGGAATACCACAACAAACTTCTGGGGTATTCAGTTGTATCAACTTAATGGGCTGGGACTACAATCCGCCAACCCCACCGTGGAGTTTTCAATACCAACAAGTCCTTACACCGCTGGAGCACCGGCATCAGGCACAGTAACAACCAAAAGACCTTCGATTGTAATAAACAATATCGGCAGCGATATTCATGTACAGGCACAGACCAATTCTGGAGCCACAACAATCTATCGCGCTGGAGTAATACAAACATCGACGTCGAAATTATTATTAAATAGGATGAGAAATTATCGTCAAGATATCTACAATCCATCATATCAGACAGGAACATACAGATGTATGGGTGGACCGGTCACAGGTAATATCTATCTATGGCAAAAAATAACAGATTAAAGGAACAATAACATGGCACGATTCGCAAAAACAACATTAGTGGAAGTAGGGGGAACATCGGCAGATATCATTGCCGAGGAACTACTACACGGATCAGATATCTACTGGGAAGTCACTATTCGCGACAATACCGGCGCAGTAGACTTATCCGCCTGGACATTTAATTTCAGATTGGTAAGACGCAGTGCTACCTCGATCACAGATACTCGCAACTCGGGTCTGGAGATCAAGGACATGGGGACATATGGCGGAGCCAGAGAAATAAATCTCGACAATCAAGTTCGAGTCTATGATGCGGCAGCAGGAAGAATAAGATTGTTGATTAACAGCACATTCTACAATCAGGTAGTAATCAATCCCAATGACGCAGTAGCACCGGTTTACACAGGATACTTTAGTGCTACACTACCAGCACAGGGATTGCCGGAGAATCCCGAATACATACCGGCACAGACAAAGAAAATACCGATACTGCTGATCGTCAGAGGTGATGGTATTGTAACAAGCACAGTGGCAGCATAAGAGAGGATAACAATAATGGCAATCACAGCAAATATCGAAAGCAGCATCAGACAGTTCGAAGTTAACATCGGATCTGCAGGAATGTCTCCGACACCACCCGGTGGCGAATATGGTAGCATTCAGTTTAACAACAATGGACAGTTCGGCGGAGTCACAGGATTTACCTTCAATGCTCAGACCGGCACCATACAGATGCCTACTACCGAGATCGATGATCTTAATGTCAATACAGTCACAGCAGCTAATACCATAACAGCTGAAAACTTTATTGGTAATGGTAGATCTGTTACCGGTGTTCAGGTAAATCATTTAATCGCCGGCGACAGCACACTGACATTAAATCCTCAGGGCGAAGTATCTCTATTCTCAAATAGTGCAGATACTACTACCTTAACTCTGGATGCACAGGGACTACTTAAGGCACGTGGACAAATACACGCTGGACAAGGACTGGTCATTGGTGAGTCAACCAGCACTGCCGAGGAATCCGATGGACTTGGTGTCCTGGTAGGCAATACCGGAGTAAGACAATACTATGATGCCAGCGCAAATGCCTGGGTCATGAGTTCGAATGTCAAAATACTGGGCTCAGTCGAAATGCCCAATGCAGTATTCGATTTAAATCAAGCCAATATCGGTGATCTCATCAGTAATACTGCCGAGGTCAACTCAGCAACAGTGGGTCAACTCACTACTACTAACGCTACCTTTGGCAATATCGCAGTAACAGGTAATCAGACTATTGGTGGTAATTTAGATATCGCCGGTGACATCACACTGGCTGGTAATTTAGTTATCGGCAATCAGAACGTCGACACAGTTACCGTTATCGCAGACTTTACCAGCAACTTAATACCCAATGATGATGCCGCTTACAATCTCGGCACCGCTGAACAACGCTGGAATCAACTCAACGCACAAGATGTCATCAGTGCTAATCTACATGGTAATATTGCCACTACTACTATTGGTAATATTCGCGGTGTAGATATCGATGCTAATGTCACCGCTACCGTCACACAGGGCAGCAACTATCAACTGGTCAGCGACCCAGCAGTAGCAAACTTCGATGTCACGGGATTAAATTTCCCTCTGGAAGTCGGTGATCTCGTTGTAGTCGATGGCGGCGGCACTGGATTTAAGTATGTGCTGCGTAGAGTCCTGGGGGTCACCGGTGCCAGAACAGGTATCGATAACTATCTTATCATCAACGATCAAGTAGTTAAGATCTGGAACGATACTACCAACAATACCTTCGATCATGATAGTATTAACTACAGACTGGGCGAGAGAATCGAAGGTAGTTTTGTAGTAGTTGACGGACAATTCTTCGCAGCCTGGGCGGTATTCGAAGCCACTGGAACTTCAGAAGTCTACAATCCCGGGACTGCTATCCGAGAACACTACACTGACAGCACTCTGGCGCATATCCAAGGTTTAGTCCAGGCAGTTGAGTATCTAGACGATAAAGTCATAATGCTACGCAGCAACACCGACAGTAACCTCAGTGCAGAAGTTACCAGCCTTAGCACTAATCTGGCACAACTTCGCAGTGACACAGACAGCAATTTAAGCACCGCAGTCACTGAGATCAATAGTAATGTCGCCAACGTGCAGGCAGAATTGACTGCTAATACAATCACATTGACTGATGCTATCACCACACTGAGAAGCAACACAGACAGCAATTTAAGCACCGCAGTCGACAGCATCAATAGTAACGTTGCCAATGTGCAGGCAGAATTGTCAGCCAACACGATCACATTAAGCACTGCAATTGACACATTAAGAAGCGACACAGACAGCAATTTAACCGCAGCCGTTGATGCAATCAATAGTAACGTTGCCAATGTCAGTGCAGAACTCGCTACCAATACTGCTACCTTAACTACAGCAATTGGCACATTAAGAAGCGACACAGATAGTAATTTAAGCGTCGCGGTCGATGCAATCAATAGTAACGTTGCCAATGTGCAGGCAGAATTGTCGGCTAACACAGCGACGTTGACTACAGCAATTGACACACTACGCAGTGACACAGATAGTAATCTCGGTGCTGCTGTAGATAGTATCAACAGTAACGTTGCCAATGTCAGTGCAGAACTCGCTACCAATACTGCTATCTTAACTACAGCAATAGAGACATTAAGAAGCAATACAGATAGTAACTTAACGACAGCGGTAGATAGTATCAATAGTAACGTTGCTAATGTCCAAGCAGAACTCGCTACAAACACAGCGACATTGACTACTGCGATAGATACCTTAAGAGCCAATACAGATAGCAACTTAACGACAGCGGTAGATAGTATCAACAGTAACGTTGCCAATGTCAGTGCAGAATTGTCGGCTAACACAGCGACATTGACTACTGCGATAGATACCTTAAGAGCCAATACAGATAGTAACTTAAGCACAGCAGTCACTGAGATCAATAGTAACGTTGCTAATGTACAAGCAGAACTCGCTACAAACACAGCGACATTGACTACAGCAATAGAGACTGCAGAAAGCAATGCTGCTGCTTACACCGACACTCAAGTCAGCACAGCAATCGCTAATTTAGTAGCCAGCGCACCCAATACTTTAGATACACTCAACGAGATCGCTGTAGCATTGGGCAACGATGCTAATTTAAGTGTGACACTGACAAATCTAATCGCAGCGGCAGAAAGCAATATCGCTAATGTCAGCAGTGATTTAACCACAGCGGTAGAGACATTAAGAGCCAATACAGATAGCAATTTAAGCACAGCGGTCACTGAGATCAATAGCAACGTTGCCAATGTCAGTGCAGAACTCGCTACAAACACAGCGACATTGACTACAGCAGTAGAGACATTAAGAGCCAATACAGACAGTAACTTAACGACAGCAGTTGACAGTGTCAACAGTAATGTTGCCAATGTCCAAGCGGAACTCGCAGCCAATACTGCAACGTTGACTACAGCGATTGCTACAGCAGAAAGTAATGCTGCTGCTAATTTAAGCACAGCAGTCACTGAGATCAACAGTAATGTCGGTAATGTGCAGGCAGAACTCGCAGCCAATACCGCAACGTTGACTACAGATATCGCAACACTGAGAAGCAATACAGACAGCAACTTAAGCACCGCAATTGACTCAATCAACAATAAGTTCGCTGCTCTTAATGAGCCTACAGGATTCCCAGACTCAGCGAGAACATTGACAACGATCACGTTCGATTCCAGCCAGCGACAGTTCACTATCAGCCCCACAGGCACTGAATTCAGCGTCTGGGTTCAGGGAACAGAATATGTCAAGACCGCAGAGTCAGTGATCATTCCTGCTGTCACAGGTCTCTACTACATCTACTACAACAACGCCGGAGTATTGACTGCCAGCACTACTGCATTTAATCTCGAAACACAGGCACCGGTTGCATTGGTATACTGGGCTAACCCACTGAATCAGGCAACATACTTCGCAGACGAGCGTCACGGAACCAGCTTAGATTGGCAAACACACGAGTATCTACACAGAACTCGCGGCACAGTAGTAGCATCAGGATTCGATGTAGTCAACTACACAGACTCTAATATTCAGTTGGCCAGCGGAACAATGTATGACGAGGACATCGAGTTTAATTTACCCGGTGGAGTCATTACACATCAGCCCTACTATCGTTTAACTCAAGGTGGAGAAACTGTCTGGGCAGCAGGCACAGCCACCGATAACTTCGGCACTGCACAATACAATCTTAACACTGCTGGAGTCTGGAGTTTAGCCGCAACCAGCACCGGTAGATACAGTGTTCGCTGGATAGTAGCTACTAATAGTGCTGGTCCTGTTAAATACTTCTCAATTTATGGACAACAACAGTATGACAATCTCAGCAAAGCACAGGCAGCACAGTATACTGATTTAGATCTCAGCGGATTGCCACTACAGGAACTAAGAGTTCTCTATAAAATTATTCGTGTAGTAGATAGTCAGGGAGCGGCAACAGTAGCAGCAGTGGAAGATCATCGCGGAGTTAATACTACAACAGTAGTAGTAAGTCATACTCCAGCAGCAGACATTGAATTCCGCAGCACACCCGAGACAGTGTTCGCAGCAGATGCCAGCACTGATGTAGCCTGGACTTCAGTGATCAGAAATCGCAGCAATGTAGCGACGATCGAAGCCAGCATCACTGCACTGGATCAGGAATTGTCGGCTAACACTGCTAATTTAACTACTGCGATTGCAACACTGAGAAGCAATACAGACAGCAACTTAAGCACTGCGGTATCAGCAGTCAACAGCAATGTCGCCAATGTCCAAGCAGAACTTACCACAAACACTGCGACATTGACTACTGCCATTGCCACATTAAGAAGTAATACAGACAGTAATTTATCAGCAGCAGTATCAGCAGTCAACAGTAACGTTGCTAATGTCACAGCAGAACTTGCTGCCAATACAGCGACATTGACTACTGCTATTGCGACATTAAGAAGCAACACCGACAGTAATCTCGCTAACCTCGACACTGAATTAAGAACAGTGATTGCTACTGCTGAAGGTAATGCTGTCGGTTACACAGATAACCTGGTAGCACAGGCAGTAGCTAATTTAGTAGCAAACGCACCAGCAGCACTGGATACACTCAATGAGATATCACAGGCCCTGGGTGCAGATGCTAACCTCAGCACTACACTGACAACTTTAATTGGCGCAGCAGAAGCAAATATTGTCACAACTACAGCGACACTGACTAACACTATCAGTAATCTGGAATCTACACTGACTACTGCTATTGAGACTAATATCACAACACTCAGCAACACACTAACCGCGGCAATCACTGCGGTAGAGAGTAATGCTGCTGCTGCGGTTGCCAACCTCACTTCAGAACTCAACGCTAATGTAGTTACAGACAGTGTCACTGCTAATAGTGCCAATTTAATAGATACTACTACCACAAACTTAACAGTCACCGGCACGACCATCAACCTCGGCGGCAGTCAATTAAGTATTCGTAATACAGACCAGATCTGGCCTGTAGAACAGGGCGGGGATGGACTGCCCATGAACTCTGTAGCACTGGGCACTACAGCCATAAATCAGGGAGTTCGAGCCATAGCTATTGGTATGATGGCTGGTAATCTGGACCAACAACCCGGCGCCATAGCCATAGGCGAACAGGCTGGTAACATCAACCAGGGGTACTTAGCTGTGGCAGTAGGCAGTAGCTCAGCCAAAACCAATCAGGGCCAGGCAGCGGTAGCTATTGGTAATAACTCCGGTAATGACAGTCAAGGCCAGGAAGCGGTGGCCGTGGGTCGAGATACAGGTAGTGACCATCAAGGTAAGTTCGCGGTAGCAGTTGGTCGCAGTGCCGGTACTGTCCAGCAAGGCGAATCGGCGGTGGCTATTGGTAATGACGCCGGCTACCTTAATCAGGGTCGTGCTGCTGTTGCTATTGGCTGGGGAGCAGGCTATCTAAATCAACACGACCACACTGTAGTGATCTCGGCTCGTGAACCACAAATGATTCAGACTGATGTCCAGGCCAATACCTGGGAGATCGTTGCCAACTCAGTGATCAACACTACACAGGCTAATTCATTCTATCTGGATCCCATACGCGATATCAGCAACGATGCCCAGAGTTTAGCCAATGTCAGCGGAGTATTGAACTACAACGCAGTGACTCGCGAAGTTACCTGGAGTCAGACTTCGGCCACCGTGACCGGTGATGTAGTCTCAGGTAATGTCATCAACGCTAACTCAATCACTACTACAAACTTAGCAGCAGATCAGATCACTGCTAATTCCATAGTGGGTTACAGTAACACTGAAGTTATCACAGCCTGGATCGAGTCTAATGTCTCAACACTGGGTAATACAATAGCCAACACCGAGGCTAATCTCAGCACAGCAATCACAACATTAAGAAGCAATACCGACAGCAATTTAAGCACAGCGGTCAATTCCGTCAACAGCAATGTCGGTAATGTCCAAGCAGAACTTACAACAAATACCCAGACATTGACTACTGCTATTGCGACATTAAGAAGCAACACAGATAGTAACTTAAGCTCAGCGATCTCAGCCATCAACAGTAATGTCGCTAACGTGCAGTCGGTATTGAACACCAACACTGCAACATTAAGCACAGCGATTGCGACTTTAAGAAGCAATACAGATAGTAACTTAAGCACAGCGATTGCGACATTAAGAAGCAACACAGATAGCAATTTAAGCACAGCAATTGAATCAGTCAACAGTAATGTCGCTAATGTGCAGTCGGCATTGAACACTAATACCCAGACATTAACTACTGCCGTTACAACACTGAGAGCCAATACTGACAGTAACTTATCACAGGCAATAACCACACTGAGTAATGCTATAGTAGTAGCAGAAGCCAATGCCACAGCCTACACAAATCAGCGTGTAGCCAACGCAGTAGCAAATTTAGTAGCAAGTGCTCCAACAACACTGGATACACTTAACGAAATCGCCGCTGCACTGGGCAATGATCCTAATTTAAGTGCTACACTGACTACCTTAATTGGTAATGTGCAGAGTAATCTCAACACTAATACCACTGCTATCTACAGCAATATTGCTACAACACGTGATGCTATTAATAGTAATGTCACAGCAGTCAACACAGCAGTTACAGCAGTCACAGCAACAGCAGCCAACAATGCAGGTAATATTACAACACTACAGGGTAATGTAGTTGCCTTAACTGCTGCTACTGCTAACAACAGCAGTAATATTACAACACTACAAGGTAACGTCACTACGTTGGCTGCGACACTGGCTAACAACAGCAGTAATATTACAACACTACAGGGTAATGTAGTTGCCTTAACTGCCGCTACTGCTAACAACAGCAGTAATATTACAACATTGACTGCAACAGTAGCCAACAATACCAGCAATATCACTGTACTACAGGGTAATATCAATAACATTGGTAGTTTCCTTAATAAGAATCTACCATCGATACCCACAGATATCGGTGATCTAACCGACACTTATTCGAAACTGGGTCTGACATATCGCAATATCGGTGCTACAGGAATAACATTAAATCCTAATGCTACCGCAGTATTCAGTAACAATGTAGTAGGCACATACAACAATACTATCGAGACTACTGCTCGCGAGGATAACGGTGTTATCTACTTAAGATTCACTACACCAGCATCACTGGCTGGTGATCGCGGAGTAATATTCGAAATCGGTGGATCACTCAACGGAACATTAGTGGGTGTTCGCAATGAATATCTCGAAGTCTATGCCGGTGATGCTGCACAGGTAACAGCACCAGCAGTCAGCAGTCGTGTAAAACCCAGCACTGCATACACTGCATTTATTGAAGTGTTGTCACCGGCAACTACCAACAGAAAGATTAATCTTTATATCTGGGAGACCGCAAATCCTGCAATAGAGATAACTGCTAATAAGCAGGGAACATTTGTTACCGGAGTTAACCAGTGGTTCGGTGGTAATCAGATTGGTGTAGGACAGGTAGGCAGCACTGCTACAACTACAACTATCGCAGCAGCGTTCGCAGGAACTATTCAAGCAGCAGCAATATACACGCATACTACTATATCAGGAGTAGCAGTAGCCGGAACACAAGGAACCAGATTCTATGATGCTCAGTGGCCTCTTCGCAACAATGCAGGTAGTGCGTATATTAGCACAGAAGATCTGGTAGCATACACTGGTAATATCGGTGCTGGTAATATTAATATTCGCAACAGTGTTATTACCTCGACTACCGGTGCTGGACAGAGCGTAGTTATTCGTGCAGCCAACTCCGAAGCATACTTTAATGATTGGGGTCTGGAACTGGGTAATGCCAGCCTGGGCGGTAATATTCGCGCACTGGGCACAGTATCCACAGGAACATTAAGTGCCGGAGCAGCGATACCTTCAGCCAACCTCACCGGTAATGTCGGTAGCACAACACGCTACTGGAATACAGTATTCGCTAACGCCATAGTAAGTCCAACGATCACTGCTATCGAAGGTAACATCACCACACTACAGGGTAACGTCACAACACTCCGAGGTAATGTCACTACTCTCGAAGGTAATGTTGTATCATTGACATCAACTGCCGCAAATACAGCAGCGAATGTGACTACACTACAAGGTAACGTTGTATCATTGACATCAACTGCCGCAAATACAGCAGCCAATGTCACTACACTACAAGGTAACGTTGTATCATTGACATCAACTGCCGCAAATACAGCAGCCAATGTCACTACACTACAAGGTAACGTAGTATCATTGACCTCAACTGCCGCAAATACAGCAGCAAACGTCACAACTCTACAGGGTAACGTTGTATCGTTGACCGCAACTGCCGCAAATACAGCAGCAAACGTCACAACTCTACAGGGTAATGTCACAACACTCCGAGGTAATGTCACTACTCTCGAAGGCAATGTCACCGCACTGGACACTGAAGTAGCAACACTATCAGGTATTGACAGACATCAGGTCTACAAGGTAGCATTTATCGATACTACAGCCTATGTAGGAATGAGTGTCCAGCAGGTGGCAGCAACAATAGCACCTATGCTAACTTCCGAGGCTGCTATTCCCATGGCACACTTCAATGCCGTCTATGAGGTAACACCACAGGGCACAGCACTTAAGTTAACGGATTATTTCATAGGCCTCACAGTAGTGCAGGATACAGACAACTTCGTTTACAGATATGATGGAGCAGACTTTATCAAGGTCTTCGACACTGACGTCAGAAACAGAGCTCTGTTATCCGGAGGATTTACCTTAACTGAAGGCACAGTAGTCAATGGAAGAACACCCTACACTGGATCATTGATCGGAGAACCCGAGACAACATACTGGTGGAACGATACACAGGGTCGTTGGGAACTCACTGATGGCACAATACTGATCGGGTTCTAATGAGATCAGATAAATATTCGAGTAGATGTCAGGCTGCTCCTGCAGCCTGCGCTGACTCCCAGCACACTACCACACAGGAGAAATTTTAATGACATTCGCACTATCAGGCACTACAATCACACAATCCGGCACAGATACTACAGTGCCTACAGCAAGTGGCAATGGATTTACCGTATCCACTACCAACGGAATCAGAACTGCTGACTTCGGCACTAACCAACTAACTATCAACGGCACATTCACTGTGCCCTACAACACAGTATTAAGAAACACCGGCGGCAATGGAATAGTAATCAATGCCGGTGGCTCACTGATCTTTGACGGAACACAGACAGTCAACAACGTCAGTGCTGCAATGGGCGGTGTGCTGGGCATTATTACCTGCGGCACCGGTGTCACGGCACCTGATGGTGCTATTAGATTAGCCAGTGCCAATGTCAACAGCGAAGCACGATTAACTATTAAGAACTGTGAAATTCGCGTTAATGCCAATGGCTGGTCGTCAATCTCGGCCAATACTGACGGAGCCAACAGAATAAGAACCGAAGGTGACTTTGCATTTATCAATGCAGATTTATCACTGACCGGCACTAATAAGAAAAGACTGCGTATCAACAGCGGTAACCCAGTGCTGGATCTACAGGCCACTGCTACAAGATCTGGCTTATGGTTTAACTTCGGAGCAGCACAGACCAGTGTTAAGGGCTACACTCCTGTAGATGTCGATGGTCCCGAGATTAATGTAGCATCGTTAACCACAGTGGGACAGGTAGTTCTCGATGGCTACAACATCAGCATGGTTAATGCTGCTTATTACACCGGAGTTCAGATCGTTGTCTATGGCGGCGCCTGGGTCAAACTTAAAAACTTCGCTCGTGGCACTAACATGAACTGGTATAACACCAATGGCAGTGCTACCGATAACAACGTCATTGAGTGGAGCACTGATTTAAGATTCGAAGTTAAAGATGCTGCTGGTGCAGCACTCGAGAATGCTAAAATCTGGGTCAATGCTAATAACAATACTATAAATTATCGACCCAAGGGTCTCACACAGGCAACGAGATCACAGCCTATATTAAATTTAACCAGCAA